CACCAATACTTTCGTCTGCTTTAATAAGTGTGCTATATTTTCTAACTGTTAATTCTGTATTTAAACTATACTCTCTACCAGAGTGTTTTACAGTTACAGTAGAAATTTTTCCTAAAGTATCAATTGTTATAATAAGTTCAGCACCTTGCCCGTTACCTACTTTACTAAATTGGTATGTTGGTGCTACTTTATAACCTCTACCAGGATCAGCAATATCAACTCTAGCTAATCTACCATTTTCCCAAATAGGTGTTAAGACTGCTTGTTTAACATTTGCAGTACCAACAAATACTATTTCTGCATAGATATCAACAGCTTGATCAAATTTGCCAGAATTAATAGTTGGCATTGGATCAATTGTACCCAATTTATTAAGATCGTATTCATCAACAATAATATGTTGTATAAGAACTCTATTAACTCTTTCAATAAGTTGTTTTACTGCTTCAAGTCTGTTTACAAACCAACTTTGTCGTGGTCTATTTAAAATACCGTATTTTTCTTTTACACTTAACTCAGGATTCGGAACTGCTCTATAATTTGTGTCCCAACCAATTAAACTATCAAACCACTTACGTTCTACATCTGCTTTTGGCTTACTAGTTTTTAATCCTTCACTTATAAGTTGATATTCATTATGAATATTAGTATAAACAGGAATAGTCCAGTAGCGGAAATTAACTGCTGAATCATTAGCAGTAAATAATGCATCACAATTATACAATGCAAATCTACTATCACTATACAATGCCGCATACTTATAACCTTGAGCTTTAGGATCTTCAATTAATTGTGCTACATCATATGCACTTGTTTTTCTCCAATCCATAGAAGGAATATGTTTTTTATTTTTAACCCAATAATAATACTGAGTTGAAAAACTTTGTGCTTGTTTGTTATAAATTTGTCTTGTTGATAATGTACTATCATCAGCAAACTTAGGTTGTCCACTAATTCCTTGTGCTAATCCTTCTTCTGTATCTGCTAATTCTGACCATTCAGATGGTTTAAGTGTTGTTTCAACCCATTCATAAATATCAATTGACGCTCCTTTAAATAACTTACCCCAAGTTGCTGTTTGATAAATTATACTTCCTTGATAAGGATTATGATATTTTGCCGTACTTAAATCCCACCATATTTTTCCAACATAATTTTTGCCCCAGGCCGCGGATTCATCAACAACAGATATTGTTCCACCTATTGTATATGTTGCTGGGTCATATAATGTTTTAAAAGCAATTTCTTCTTCGGCACTACCTGCAATTTTTCCTTGAACTGGGTCAATATAATCTATTTGGCTAGTAAGTACATTCTTTGAAGTATTATAAACAAATACACCTTTAAATTTTGATACATCAACTTGATCAAGTGGGTATCGTAATGTTTGCCATGACAAAACATCTCTATTACGTCTAAAATCAATTATAGTTCCCTGATAATTGTCTCCAGGAGTAGTAGTTAATTCTGGCATTGAAACATAAACATGATTATCTGTAAATAATAAATAATCACCGAAGCGTCTTGTTACAGGATTATTATAAACAAATTTTTCACTATAAAGTAATGTATCATTAAATCTTTGGAAAATAAGAACTTGTCCACTATCTTCATTTGAAGTTTTATACTGAGTAAGATTATTATCAAACGATGTAGGTAAAACTGTAGTATTTGCATCAAATGTTGTTGTTGATATAAGATCACCACCACGTGATGAAACAGCTAAATTATCTTTATCAAAATCTAATGTTGCTCCGAATCTTTCTGCTACATCGTTTTCTGGACTATAAAGTGTTTGTGACCATATGAAGCTACCCGCTACTTGCCTATACACATAAACAGCACCATTGTTAGTATCTATTTCATCTTGTAATGGGGCTCCAACTGCAACTATAGTTCCATCATCTGAAACTGCAATAGCATTTCCAAACCCTATACCTGCTTTAGGTGTTACTATTACTTGACTAAATTCATAATGACCGTTGTTTATTCTGTATATAAGAACTTTAGGATCACTATCAGTAAACTCAGCTACAACAACTAAAATGTTTCCATCTTTATTAATTGTAAACGGAGTAGCAAAACCCGTTAATGTAGTATGATCTACAATAGTTTCGTCGTCAACTGTTAACCCTAAATCATTAGGAACATATCCTACATAATCTATATGACTTGATAATTGTGTCCATAACGATGAATCAAATGCACCAGCTGGTAAATTAGTTTTACTTTGATAAAAATACTGTTGATGTAAAACAATATCATTTTCAAAATATGCTACAGTATCACTAAACACACCTTTATAATTTTTATCTTTGCCAACTGCATAATCATATGATATTCCATCAGCATCAGTACCATGATTATAAAAATATACCCTACCAGCAGTTCCAACTGTACTACCATCATATTCTACGCCTGAACTTACATGAAGATAATGTAACTTACTATTTGTAGCAAATTCTAATTGCTTACCGAAGTATTTGAAACCAAAAGTATTACTATCCTCTTCGGCCGCATACTCAGAAACATATCCATGATTTAACGAATACTCACCATTGGCTGTTTTATCATAAGTTAAAATTATTCCTTGGTTAACATAAGCACTTGCCACACCTTCAGTATGGGCCTGAATATTAAATGTTTGTACCCAGTCTTTGTTTAATGGTGTTGGATAATTTGGTATTCTAGAAATTCCGCTAACTGTACTGCTAGAATAAAAATGTACTTCTAACTCGTTTTGAAAAGCCGGCGAAGTAACAGGTAACTGAGACGAATCCGTGTTTTTAATAACAACCATTTTACCTGCAATCGATGAATCCATATCTGCATGATCTAATCTCCCTGATAAACGATTAACACCAGAACTAATAGCATCTTTAATACTAAGAGTACTACTAGCACTATTATTAAATCCGAAGCTAAATGTCCCTACCCTATCTTTTACATAAAGGCGGCACGTTAATAATTGTTCTTGTAAATACGTTACTTCGGCTGTAGCGCCTGTGGTGTCATCAATAATAATTTCACCTACTTGAGGAATATAAGGATTTCCTAAATTGTCAAAATTTGTAAATGTAACATCAATAAATCCACTCCATAAGTCATATACAGCATGAGCTGAATTTACATATGAAAATGTTAAACCTAATGATGCAGGATCAAATACTGAGATAGGTGCAACACCTCCTCTAATAGTATTAAGCCACATTGTAAAGTTATCTGTTACATTAAGAGTATCTGTAAAAACTTTTGCTCCTCTTATAAACCAAAGCTCACTTAAATTAGGCAATCCTTGTTTATCATAATAACTTAAATGACCTAAACGACCGCCTCTGGTAGGATCAAGAACTAAACTTAATGCACGAACATCATCCATTGTATTACCAAAGACAACAGGTGAACGTGATTCAGCTTGAGTAATAAAATCTTGTCCTATAAGATTAGGTATTGAAATCTGTTGAGCTGACGTAACTGTTGTAGTAAATGCTGGAATCCCATCAATCTTCCACCAACCGCCAAATGTGTCTGCCGCTGAAGCTGGTCTAATTAATTCAAAGTCTCCACAACTTACTGCATTGTAGAAAAGTTCACCAGTAGGATCAAATGCACCACTAACATCTGTCATATAAATTATTGATTGACTAACATTTTCAATTCGAATATATGCTATTTCACCAACCGCAGTATCTGATGATAATGAATCACCAACTGTTGGAATACGTATTAAATTATCAATGTACAATACTGCATCAATTTTATTTGCAATAACTTTCTGTCCTTCAAGTGCCGCAACACCTGGACCTGTATTCCCCCAAGGTAAAACACCATTTGGATAATTTTGTGAAAATTCGTTCCAATTAAGAACTACTTTATCACCATCTGTTGATCCTTCATATTGTGCAAGTGGGGCTCTAATTAATACGTGATCTGTAGAAACATCTATTCCATAGTCACCTCTTATAGCGTAAACTATAGTAGGGTATGAATTATTACCTATATCATAATTTGCTTCTTCTATAAACGATGTTGACCAAAAACTTGGAAACGTTAATGCACCGGTTGCCGCTGAGATTGGAAATTGTGCTTCCCAGGTTGTTTCTGAATACTTAACAATGTCTCCAGCAACATAAGGTAATCCTCCATCAAAGTCGCCTTTGAATTTAGTTTTTACATAACTGGCATTTGGAGCGCCAATAACTAAATGATCTCCATTATCAGTTAATGCAATACTAGAACCAAATTTTCCTGGTCCTGTATAAAGTCCATTAGGTGCTGAAATTGTTTGTCTATGATAATAATCTACATTATCTGCAACTCTATTAAAAACATAAACTTTTTCTTGCTCACTTGCTGATGCAATTAAAATAGTATTTCTTTCATCAGATGCAATAACTTTACCAAATAAATGATCTTCCCCAGGTGCTAAATTAGAAATTAATTGGTGTGAACTATATGTTGGTTTATTTTGTAGTACGATCCACTTACCAGTATCATCATCATCAACCCAAATTAATTCACCTACTTGTAATTCACTATTAATAATTCTAGTATTTGCATCTGCCATAGAAGCAACTCTAGCCGAAACAAATTTTGTAATAAATCCTTGTTTTGTAGTATCAAAGTTTTCTGATAGTTCTACATCTGGAGTTTCACCATTTGCATAACAAATTATAGTATCTAATGATACACTTTTAACTTTAAAGAATTTTTCAATTGGTTCAGCTTCGTCCTGGCCGACATCAAGAATACCTATAATATCATTAGCTTCGTATCTTGCTTGTGTCTTAAGTTGTAATGTAGTTGTCCCAGCTGTAGTATCTGAACTTACTGCTATAACATTATCTGTTGTTCTAACATATTTGACAACATCCCAAGTTGTTCCTCGTAATCCTACCCATACATAATCGCCAACATTTAAATCAGAAATTGTTGCATCTAAAATATCATCAAACTTTGCAACTGTTAATTTAACATCGTCTTCATTAACAAACCCTGCTGTCTGAATGTACTCAAGAAATGTTGAACGGTTAGGAAATGGTTTATGATTATAATTGTTAGGTTTAAGATAAACTTCAAATGGTCTTAGACGATAAATTAAATCAGTTTCTAGTCCTGACACAGTATCAACTAATTCTACTGGTTGCGGAGATAACTTAAATTTAGCTTCGTCTAATTTAAATTCTACTTCATCAAATCCATCCGATGAACCATATTGTCCTAACTTAACAGCCCATTCTTCATAAAAGTCAATACTGTCTTTGTCTGCACTACTTAAAGCATCAAATAATTTTGTTAAACTATTTTGTGTCCCTTTGTCTTGAATATATCCTTGATAAAACTTATACTGACTAACATCATCTTGAATAATATTTGCAAGATAGTCTCTCTTTTGATATCCAATAAGATGTTGTGCTATTCTTTGTTGTTCTGTATCGAAATTATCAGTATCTAAATCATAAAAATCTTTAAATTGTTTTGCTTTATAGTCTAGATTGGGGATTAATTTAGCTTCTGGTTTAGCTGTTAGTCTTTCCCACTTAGACGAATCAAAGTTTTCTGTACCAGGACTTTTTGTTATAGAAATATAATAAAATTCTTTATATTTTACTGTATCACCTAAAACATAATCTTGATAAGATTTCCATTCATTAATAATAGCATTATCATAAACGAATCCTGGAATATTTAAAGAGCCTTTCCAGTCATCAGTTCTATAACCTAAAACTTTAATTCGTTCTTGTCTATACCCTGGTTCTAAATCAAAAATAATATCATTAAAAACTGTATGGTTGTCAATTAAACAAACGTGCTCTTTTTGTATTAAGGGTAGCTTAACAGCATATATACCATCAGCAGTATTTTGCGTAGTTATTTGAAATTCATTATCGTTACTTCTATAAATTTTAGCAAATTCAGAATCTAATTTACGTCCGTCTGCTCTTAGAAGTGTATAGTCATGAAAATTATCAAAGATATTATCAGAAACATAATAATCTCTTTTAAATTTTAATCTATTACCAGCAGGACTTAAAGATATAACACTATCTTCACGCCAATTTTGTGTAGTCCAGAATAAAAATTCTTTAGCACTTAACTCCCAATTTTCAATTACATTAATTTCAGGATTAAAAAAGTTAAAATCAAATCCTTGTGTTTCTAACCACTTACCATAACCTAATAAAAAGTCAACAACTTCTTGAACAGTTGTTAATAAAGTACCATAAGCTAATTCTTTTGTGCTATTAATAATATTCGGAGAAAGATCAAACTGACGTCTAAAGAATGCTTCCCTACCTCCAGTAACTGGTAACTCAATTAATCTAGCAAAAAATTGTTGTTGAAATGTTGTTGAACTAGTATGAGCTTCTTTAACTCTATAATAATCATTATTAAATTGAACTGTTTGTCCAAGTACATATACTTGATTTTCTGTCCAGTCAAGAAAGGGATCAGTAACGCCGCCAATTTTTACAACAGGATCATCTGATAACTCACGAGCCGCAAAATATTTAAAATATGGATTAGTTTTATCATATCCTTTTATAACAAATCCTGCTGGTCTTTTTTCAATCATAACTCCGCTATAACTTACTAAATCAACTACCGAACTTTTATTTAAAAATATCTTATAGTTTTCATCAGGAACAAAAACATTACCTTCATTAAATGGAGATCTACTGTCTAATACTAATTTAAATTTGTCTTTATGAGTAAATCCTGCAACCTTAAACCCTATCTGATTTTTTACAGATTTTAATGCAGTTGTATAATCACTATACGTACCTAATGACTCTGAATTAATATAATCACAAATATAATTAACTAATCCTGAAGTGTTAACTCTATCTTCATCAGTTATTACCATAGGAAAGATTAAATCTTTTAATCTAAGTCTTTTATCAGTTTCACTATAAATGATTTCTTTTGCTGGATTTCGAATTATTCGTGATCTATCAAATCCTAATCCCATAATTTTAGTTGGCTGATTAAGAATCCAACTACAAATAAATGCGAATGGATATTCACTACTTCTGCGCCAGGCTGTTTCTGTTGGTGCTTCGTCCCCAAATACAAATTCTTTATTTGTTAAAACAAGAACATAATTTTTAGCAAAGTTACTATCTAATGGACTTAATAAATTACCTTCACCATCAACTGGAATATGCTTTGTAATATCTTTTCTTGCATACGCTGTAAGATATTTTAATGCTTTACCAGGTTCTCTAACAATTCCATCTTCAATATCTTGCCATAAAATTTTATTTTCTCTAGTATATGGCGCTGGTCCGTAAACTGTTTTCCACCATGTCGGTTCAATAGTATAACCTAGAATTTCCCAAGGATGGGTATGCGGACGATCAGTATCAAAGGCTTCTTTATAAACACCTCTCCAATACCCAGGTAATTGTTTACCACTTGGTGCCGTCATAGCACTATAATTAAATGTAAAACTATTTGACCTTACATAAAAATCATGATCTGTATAATCTATATTGCCAACATTTTCTAACCAAGCTACAAAGTCTGTAATTAATGCTTTATCTCTTGCCCATTTTGTAAATTTTGTATCTCTTGATTCACCGCCAATAAATTCATGTATATCTAAAATAGTTGAATCATACTCTGATTTTATATTGTTAAAAATTCTTTGTTCTAACTCTAACAGTAAGTCATCGCGAAAATCACCAAAGCAAACAAATATGTTACCGTCGTGTCCTTGAATAACTTCTGTTGGTACTTGGTAAGTGTTATCAATATATTTTATGGGTTTATATTTTGGATATAAACCTAATTTAGTAGGAGTTGGTGGAATATAACTTCCATCAGTAGTTTCATATTCATAAATTTCAATAATATCATCAACGACTTTAGTTGCTGTAATTGTTACAAAGCCTGGATGGTCTGTTTCAAACTGATAATCTATACCATGATATAATTGTACTTTATTTTTATAAATGTAAACTGCTTTATCTGATAAAGCACTTAAATTAAAATCACTTGACAATGCAAAAAATTGTGTATCTTTATCTTTTACAGTATGACTTGTTTTAGTATATGTTCCTATACCCATCATATCGCTAAAGAAAAACGGCATATTATTAGTTTTATCTTTAACTACTGCCTGCATTACTTTTTCAAAATGAGGTACTGTCTCTCCTGTAAATCCTACAGTATTTGCTTTTTGAAGAAATACTCTTCTAAATTTTCCATACTCATTACTAGCATATCTAATTGCTTTAATAATATTTGCATTAGTATCAGTAATATGATATAAAGCAAGATCTACTTGTCCGCTATGTTGTACAAAGCGACGACCATATGGAGCAAGATTTCCTATATCTCTTAAATTATTCATACCAGGCATTGAACCTAAAAACTCATCATTATATTCACTCAATGAATGAACATGATCGTTAACTTCACCTAATGTAAAAGTAAGAACATTATCATTTAATGGATTTCGTTCTAAGTTATGCGGTATTTCATAATACCCGTTTTCATTTTTCTTTGTAGCACTATTAGATAGAATTTTAACTACATCATCTTTTACTAACTCTTTAATAAACGTAACATAAGCTACACCATTAATTCTATTAATTGCAAAATCTGTTATATTAAATTTTCTTATGTTATTAACATACACTCTTAACCATAAATCATTTAAGTCACCACTACGATCATAAACATCAACAGCAAAACTATTTGTTTGATTAGAAACAACATATTGTCTTACCACGTGTTGTCTACTATTTTTAATAGCTTTAATCCATCCTGACGTATATGTAAAAGTACTAATATCACTATACTCTTTTAATAATGTTACATCAGTATTTCCTTTTACTTCTGCATTATTTTGTTGATAGGTATATGTACCACCTAATAAATTAAAATCAAATAAAATATCTCCTGAATTTTCTAATGCTCTATAACTTAACGAAAATCCTAACTCTGGATCTTTAACTTCACCAGCACCTACTTTATAACTAAAAAGTTTATTTCCAACAAATGTTGATGATGGGTAATAAGTTATGTCCGATAATGAATAACCACTCTTATCAAATAAATCAAATAAAGGCGGTTGGTTTGCATCAATTTTATCTTGTCCAGCTTTCCACTCGGTACCATTATAATACCACATCTTACCTTTATACTCATCACCGTTTCTAACTAATACTGTTTCGTTTTCAATTGGGGTTGTATCTGTTTCTTCAATAAGACTAATTTGTCTTATAAGATTATGTGTAATAAATTTTACTTTAAAAATTTTTCCTGATACTCTACTATCAGGATCAGCAGTAAACAATACACGCATATTGTCAACAATATCTACACCATCAACATTATACCCTATTGCACCTTCAACATTTGAAAACACATCATTAGTAAATGTATCTAATAAATCAATATCAGCTTTAGCACTAGTACCAAAATTATGTAATTTTAATCCTGCACTAAATTCAATAATAGGACGTTTTGCTCTATAATCTTGATCTAGTTCTGGAGGTGTACCTGTAAGTGTTGCAGACAGTTCAATAACTTCTCTATGAAACCATCTGTTATACCTTGCCCAAGGATTTCTACTTTTAGATGCTTTATTAACTACAAGATAATCTTTTACTCCTGCAAAACTATTAGCATTACTATATGGTAACCTATCAAATCCTACGCTGTCAAACAAAACAGGTTTATCTGTTGCATACGTAGCCGGAATTTCTAAATCTTTTTCATTAATTAAAGTAATTTCAGTTCCAACACCTTCAATATACCATTCACCAGTAGCATATTTTGTAGGAGTTACTGTTCCTTGGAAATAAACCTTTAAACCATTTGAAAAAGCTATTCCACCAGTACTTGTATAAGTTTTTTTACCTAAAATTTCAGCTTCTACATCTATTTCTGTATTATCAACTGCATCTGCAATTTGTATTAACCCACTTGCATTAATATCATTTCCATTTACATAAAATAATGTATCAGGTGCATTATCAGGAATTGTCCAAGTAATAGTTCCAACATCAACTGTTTGAGTACTATCATCTAATCCTGTAGTATACAATAAACTAGGATCTAATGAACGTGCAGTTCTAAATGTTAATGGCATTCCTACTGCATCAATTTCAAAGATGTATGTTTGTCCTCTAAATAATTTTAAAGTTGGATTAGATGTTAATCCGTCAGGTGTGAAAATATAACTATTGTTGTCTATATTATCTTTTTTAGTTACTTTATAAGTACTTTCAACATCTTTAGCATTACCGGCAATGCCTATTCCTATTGGACCATTGGGTAACCAATAATATTCTCGAAAATTTGTAAACTTATCCCATTCAATATGCGGGTTCCAAGCATAATATTCTTGACTATTAAGTTTACTATGATCATCTACAGTACCGCCAAACGCTCTTATTTGATTAATATAATCATTGTAGTCTTTATAAAAAGTAACATTGTTTAAATTATCTTTTACTACTACCGCTGGGTCTAATTGATAACTTTCTCTATCAGAATTATGTTCAGAAATATAAGTATCATCGGCTTTGTATGCTTTAGCAGTACGTCGGCCAAAGTATCCACTTAACTTTTCTGCCACACCGGGTTGAATTAACTGATCTAAAGTTGCATTAAGAAACTTTTTATTAGTTATACTACGAAAATATCTAGGAAGTAATTCCGCACTAGGTCTTCGTGGCGGTTTTACACCACCAGTTGGTAACGGATATTCATGTTGGTCATCGGAAAAAGCCATTAGACACCATATCCCCCAGAGCCTGATGAAACATTACCTGATGTGTATGTTCCAGCACTTTGTATACCTGAATTAGTTGACGTTGCTACAGTTAAAACTTTACCTGAAGCTTTTAATCTACTTGCTGTAACGGCATCTATTACTTCAACATTATCAACAGTCGCTCCACTAACAAAAATTTCATCTGATTCAGATTTAATTTCATACAAACTACCAAACCCTTGCAGTTGTTGGTTAGGAACAATTACAATTGTTACTAACTCAGGTGCAACGGTCGCCATAATAAAAGTACTCAACTCTGAGAAATAAAACGTGTCTCCAAAATCCCAATTATCTAAAGCAAAGAATTGGTTGATTGCTGAAATAACTTTTGCCTTAATTGCATTAGTATTAACAACTTGGTCTGGATTTTTAACTATCTTAAATGTTGCTTGTAAATCTATATCAGCATTTGCTCCAAATAAAACTTTATACTTTACAGGATGATAAATTACTTCATCACTAATTGATTTAATTTTATTAATCTCAGATCCATAATTATTAAACAAATTATCGCTACTTGGCGGCAATGGTCTTTCTGTTACTGTACCATCTAAAAATTCTCTAAATAAATCATCATAACTTTTCGTTAATAGATATGTGTCAATAATATTACTGCTACTTGGATCAATTCTATTATCGTCATCTGCCGCGTGTACATATTGAAATTTAAGTTTGTCTCTTCCAACAAACGCTCTATATTCTGTCGTTAATACCAATGCACCAGCTGTATATATTTTAAATACATTCTCTGTAACTAGATAAAAAATTTGTCCAGCAGTATATTGACTTAATGCACCTACAACACTTTCAGATTGTTTTACATTTACTACTGCACCATCAATATAACTATAATCTTCAATTCCATCAGTAGTAATATACCTTTTCTGGAAAATATATTTTGTTAATGGATTCGTTGTTTCTTTAACAATTTCAAGAAAGGTTTCAGGATCATCAACAACTCCGTCTTCGTCATCATCATAAAAACTTACTTCAACTTTTTTACTATCAACATATCCATCAGCATCACGATATGCATCAGAAATTTCCCAATCATGCTGTACTGTAAATGGTATTAATTCGTCTGGTTTTAAATTAATAGATAAGACTGAAATTTTATCCTTAATAATTTGTCCTGTTTTATTGTCAAATACTTTATCAGCACTATCAAAATAAAATCTAATTTCTTCATCACTTTCAAAAATATATCTTAAACTACGATATGTAATTGTATATTTTTCACCATCTGTTTCAAGTAATAACAACCAACTTGCATCTAATTGTTGATTAGTAGTATCTCCGGTTTTACCTAAACTGAAGTCTCCGAGAATACTTAAATTATTTTCAACTACAATTCTCCATTGTCTTAAATTAGTATCATATCTTAAACCAAATGTTTTATTAGCAAATAATTGATCGATGATTTGTGTTTTTACAGTTTCTACCAATGTTTTAGAAAATTTAGGTACAATTTGCTGTAAAACAGCCGTTGACGGAATAATATCATTAAGTATAATTGGTCCTGAACCATCTGTATTATCAACAGCACCGTCACCAACAATACTAACTACTTTAACCCATTTATAATCAAGTGCCCCTATATGATCTGGATCGCCTAACATTAATGTACCATCTGTCATAAAATGATATCCATCAGGCGCTAAAAATTTTATTAATGTGCCTTCTTCAAGAAATCTTAATGCACTACCTGTAAATCCTGCAACTTGAAATCTTGTTCCGTCAACATCTTCAAAATGACCAGTTGTTTGATTAGTTCCTTTTGTAGTTTGTACCCAACTTGCTCCTAAATCTGAAACAATTGTTTTAGGAAAGTTTGTCAAATAATAATTTAACAATTGTTTTTCAGCTAAAATAGGTTGAATTACTTCTTCAACAATTCCTTCAAGGTCTACTTTTGTTGTATATACAAAATTCTTATATTTCGTTAATGTCTCTTTATATACAACACCATCATTACCAAATAAATTTGTACTAGAATATTTTCCAGTACTATCTAGTAAATCAAAATAACGTGAAATACCACTTGATGCTCTATTAACACTTTTAACTTTAACAATTTCTTGACTAATTCTTAAAGGTGCAACTTGATAATCTTCACCAGTAACCATTCTATTTTGTGTATAATAAGTTGCAGGTGCATTTTCACGGATACTTACATTTGTTTCAGTAGTAGTTGCATTGTCTACTGTATATTTTAATGACAATGTTACGTTTAATGTTTCTTGATTCCCAACTGCTGACGTATACGGAATTGCTATTCCTACTGACGTCATATCTGCAGGAATAATACTATATGCTTGATTAATACTTGTTCTGTAATAAACTCTAAAATCACCGTTAGGTAAATTACCAAAGACACCGTCTGAGAACATTAAATTAATTTTATCTTGAGATTGTGTAAGAACAGCATAAATGTTTCTAACACTTTTACGTAAACTATTATAAACAATATTATTACCTTCAACTGCTTCAACCTTAGTCCATAATTCGGATTCAGCACCAATTGAATTTAATTTGTAAAGCCATACATCTGAATGATTAACATTAGTTGCATCAACAGAAATTGTTTGATTAGTACTAGGAGTATTAACAGTAAATGTTCCTTGGTCTAATGTACCTTGTCTAAAATGACCGAAGTACCCGCTATTAGCACTTCCTGGTCCACGACCATCATCTCTATATAAAAATGCTAAACTGTTACCAGGTAAAGGTGGCTCTTCAGATATAACTCCGTCAATAACATCAACTGATGTTATTTGGAATGGTAAATTTCTTCCATCAATATTTTTATTATAACTATAAACCGGAACATCTGTATTACTTGCTCTATATCTGTATTGATGTGTTAACACACCTTCTACTGTATCTTTTTTTACTGGACGGCCAATAGTAGAATTTACCGGTAATGCCGCATTAAGAATCTTTTCAAACTGTTCTCGCCAATCTGGATTAGCTGGATCATTCCAAACAACTGTTTGGTTAGCTAAATTAGTACCATTTGAATCTACTATTTCTTCTGATGACGATACTGCTTCAAATTTAATTAACCCATTAGCTGTTTGATTCCGCTTTGGATTATATGACAATAGTCGTGCTAAACGTAATACTGATTCTCTACGTTCTGCTAATTCAAGAAAGTTCTCTCTAGAGTTAAGATCAATACGATAAGAAATATTTTGCCCTAAGAATGCAATAAGATCTATTAACGCTAGGTATTCACTTGAATCAATATAATCATTAAAATCTTCTGGATAGTTCTCGCGAATATAAGCAATCATAGTGCGACGTAGACCATCAAAATCATACGATCTAAAGTCTGCATTTCTAAATGTTTGATATACACGCTTCCAGTCTTCTGCAAGAAGCAATCTATTTTGTCTATTTGTTACTGACATAGTTTTTTCCTATTAACTCTATTTATTTAAATTCATTAACCACATAGTTAATTCTATTAAAAATTACCTGCATCCTCATCAAATGTTAACTTCATTTTTTCTGAAATATTATAAGGAAGATATGTTAATGTACAATCAATTACAAGACCAGCTTCATACTGATCAATAATAATACTGTCTACACTTACCCTTGGGTCTGAATTAACAATCTCAGTAACATTTTGAGCTATAACAGTTTTTAAATTTTCTGTTAATGGTTCGTAAATAACGTCCCAAATAATAGTTCCGAACTCTGGATTTTCTAACTTTTCGCCCTGGCGTATATGAAAATGATTTATAATATCTTGCTTAATTAATGCAATATCATATAAAATATTACTTTTATTAGCTGGATCAACAGTACTCAGTCCACGATACGCTCTGCTAGTTGCAGGCTTTTTTTGAGCTTTTGCAGTAGTTACTCGAATTTGTTTATATAAATCTCTATCTGATATACTCATAACTTACCTTACTTTTTTGCTTCCTTTTTAAACGGATCGGCTGTTGGGACAAACGTTAACGGATTAACTGCCGTTACTACATTATCTCTATCTGTTAATACAATTTTAAATGCTAAAGGATTTGAATTTTCATGATGATTCCAAGGTTCGTGCATCGGTGCTCTTTGTGATAAAGTTCCTAACGCATTATTTGTTGGCACTCCAGGCAAAATATGTGTATTAAGTGGTGAAACAATTTGAGAAGCTGACGCCATAGGACCATTCATATGAATTTGTGGAGCAGTTTCTAAATGATTGCCACCTGACTTAATATGTGAGCCTCCTCCTGATGTAATTTTAGTTTCACCATTTGTTTTATACTCAGTATTACCTATTGTAGTAACCCATTGATTACCTCCAAACAAACATTTAAAATCATTAAGTGTTTCGATTTGAATGTTACCTTTACGTAATTTAGGTTCCCCATCTAATACACTATAACTTCCACTTGCTTTTAAATCTATATTAGCTCCTGCTTCAATAGTAATATTTCTATCTGCTGTTAAATTTAAATCATTTTCAGTATGTACACTCATACTGTCTTTTGCATAAATGTCTATTTTTCCATCTGATGTTAATTCAACCCATGCTGATCCTTTTGAATTAGCAATATAAATTAAATCTTCTGTATTATGTAATAAAATTTGATGACCAGTTCTAGTTCGTATTCTAACTAATTCATTATGTGGTAATTCACGTTGCCCATCTGTTTCATTAATAGATACGTTAGCATATTCTGGTGGGCCGTCACTTGCTGGTGTTTTTCTTAAAATTTTATCATTACCATCATCCATTACAAATGTCGTGCCGCCTAATCTAGCTCGATGTACATTAACAGGTCCATCAGTCATTCCAATTATTCCAAGTGGTGACCCAACACTTTTATCAACTGGTCCAGGTGTACTCATCCCAAATACTGCACTAGGTACTTCACGTCTAGCACTTGATGTTGTTATACCTCTAAACTCATCTATAAAATCTTTTGTAACTAATCCTTGTTTTTGAAGATCTCCTAAAAACCTTGCTTGATATGGTTTTAAAAATTTTGTAGGATCTTGTTGGATGCCTGTTTCACTTTGTCTATTATATTCAGCTACCGGAATTTTTTTACCTTTATAATCTGTTGGTGCATTTTTTGTAATTGTAGTTGCCGGGTGTCCTGGCATAGCAAAATTCATATAACGATCTTGAATACAGCCTAACCAGAAACATTGATTAGGATTACCTTCTGCAAATATTACTAAAACCATAGTGCCAACATCAGGTGGAATCATCCACCAACCATAACTTTGTTGACTATATCTGTAATCTTCGTTTTTAGTTACTGACCATGCAGGTGTTTGTCCTGCAAATGGTGACAAATATTTTGCATTAAAAGTTTGTCCTGGAGTTGCACCATCATTACCAGCTGTAGTTTTTTTCAATAATTCTACTTGTATAGTACCCATGAAATGAGGATCAAGATGACTAATGACTCTAGCCTCAAAAGGACCAGGATTAGGTGGATCTGGAAAATCTGCACTAATTTTCTCGACTAATGTATTAAGCCACGCCATTATCCAACCCTCCGATGCGGACTTCCAGTACTAGCGACGCTAGTACGTGTAGCCAAACCAGTTTGTACAGTACCAGGTGGTCCATCAATCATCTCTCTATATTTTGCTTCTGTCAAAGCTGTTCCTGATTCGCTATCCTTAGCCGCCTTCTTAACATTTTTAGCTTGTCTGGCTTGGTTTCGTTGTCTTAACATTGTTAGTGTTTGGTCGAACCTGCCAGCCGCAAAAGTGCTTTCAACTTCAGTTACCCAATATATACCGCTAAATTTTTCTAGTTCTGTAGAAGCTTTGTTCTCATTATCATTAGGAGTATTAAATATAGCTATCCCATTAGAACCATAATCTATTGGAGTTCTAAAACCAACATTAACAAAAACTTGTTTTGATTTATATACCATCTGACCGCGAGGATCAATCATTGACTTTTTACCTTTGCCAGCACCTACACTATTGTAATTTCCTACACCACTATCACTAATATAATATGGGTCACCCCAAATTTTTAATTTAAGTTGCATTAAGTCAACAGTATGATTTACTAACGCATTATGAAACGTTCTAGCAATATCTTCTTTTTCGTTCCCTGGAACCCCTCGCACACTAGCTGTGGGATTTTCTATAGAAACAGCACCTACTTTTCTTAATGGTCCTGTAATATTATCTTCAGCTCCTTCTTTATCTGCCATTGGGTGATGATTTTCTCTTTGTTGTTTAGATGTAGCAAAATTCCCTTGAGATTTTACATCAGTTTGATTACTTCCTTTATCTGGAGACACTGGTGTTAAAAATCTATTTTCAAAGTTTATTTCTATATCTTGTATATCTTTATTTTGTCCTGTGTACATATATTCATAATATTTGACAATATTATTTCTAATATCATCTTCGCCATGCATTACCTCAGTTGGCTTTTCTATTAATGAAATATTAACATCATAAGGTACAACTCTAAAAACATATATCTTTGGTGGCCGACCTTTTATTACTTCAACCTCTGGTATAGGAATATTAAAAACCTGTGTTTCAATTCTAAACCATTCTTTAGCCCCAGAAGGTTTAATTGCTCTATCTAATAATCCTCGACCAAACTCACTTAATAATACTACCTCTTCAATAATTTTATTAACTTTAGTACCTTTTTTAAATTTGAGTTCTCTAGATTCTGTAGAAATGTTAATTGCAGATGTAACATGAATTTTCTTTTTTGAATCGTATATAAGTCCTTCAGGGTTTGGCTCTTGAGCTCCGTCTTGTAATTTATCAAATACGATTGTTGCTTCACCGATTTTATTAATATTAGTTTGTGTAAATGAATTTACTTTTAATTGTTCACTTAAATCATTTCGTTTAATAGATATTCCTAAGATTTTTTGGGCCCAGTTCTCATAACTAAATTCTTCTGTAACTGCTTTAATTTTTGTAAATTCTTCTTTTGTTAATGTACCTTCGTGAAATTTTTTCTCAGCTTCTTCGGCACTGAGAATATGAGGACTAACCGCTGTATTTGTGGATTTTCCTTTAGTTCCCATCGCGGCACTTTCTTCTTTAATTGGAAATAAAATTACATACTCGTCAGCGTACGATCTTTCATTACCCTTTTCACGTTTTAATAAATTTGTATTAAGAACAGTTGCTAAACTATTCTTTCCGGATTGTAAAAGTGTTTCTACATTCCCGCCTGATATTGCTACATCAATTGGAACTTTTTGCACAAGGTCTGTTAATGCACCACCATTATAAGCTATTGCTGTACAATTATATTCAGAACCTTTAGTAGTTACATTAAATGTAGCATTTGTTATCATTATAGGTAAATGCCTCTCTGATTGACCGTTCATTTTTGAAAGACGTATGACATCACCCACATTATCATTAAAGTCTAGTCCATATCTTGTAGACGGTTCTTGAAGGTACCCTACCCAGTCTATTGAAAGCATAAATGGAGCACCGATATAATTAACGTGTCCTGCTGTTCTAGCCCCAATTTCTAATGCTTCTAAAAATTGTCCCATACTATAAGGTTCTACAATACGAAAAGTCATCTGATGATATGCAGACGTTCTTGATTTAGGATTTGGAGAAATAATAGATCTTATATTTAAATCTTCTATAAAATATTCTGTTCTACCATGCTTTCCTTCCATTGCAGTTGTGGCTTTTTTCTTGCCGGTGCCTTGTGTACCACCTCCAGATTTAAGAATTATAATCTGTGGTCCGTTTTTCATATATGTACCATCAGGATCTGCTAATTCGTCATTTGTTAAACAACTTAAAGTAATAACATAGTTAGCACTAACATATCTTTCTAATGGATTTCTTTGTGGCCTTACACCATGGACAGTTACATCGTCCATCATTTTAGGATCTTCTCCTGTTTCTTCAACCGCGTCGGCACTAGCTAAAGGATCATCTGGAGCAAATTGACGAGGGTCGCCAGTTTTTTGACCTAGACCTGCAACAACCTCACCGTTTGCATTAATGGCCTTATTTGAAATAGGAATTCCGGCGGCCATTGCAACCCCTTGCATTTCGCTTGTAACTGCTTGTATTGTTTTATCTAATACAGGAGCTATGTTGTGTTTTAATGTTTCCATTTCAGCTGTAGCTGTATTTTTAAATTGTTCAAATTGTTCAACGCCTCCGAAATTAGAACCTTCAAACAATGCGGTTGCATTTGTAACATCATTAGTAAATTGATTCTGAACATTACTTAAATTATTTGTTGCAAGATTGGCTTCTTCAACAAGTTTATTACCTTCCGGTAGAGCTGTTTTTAAAATACTTTTAAGATTAAATGACATAGTGTTGTGTTATCCTAGTTCTGATTTTACATCAGTTACATTTGGTAAAAGGATCTCAACTCCGGATTCGATATCATAAATTGGATCTTCTATGATATCCATATTTCGTTGTGCAAATACCCACCATAATTTTGGATTGTCATATAAGTCATAAGCAAGTAAGTCTGGCCTATGATTATATTGTGGTTCTATAACATAAGGTACATCGTCAGGTGATGCTGGAACTGGACGAATTTGAAAATATCCTAAAGAAGATCCGTTGTCAATATAAAGTGTATTCTTCCACGGTGATGATGCACTTGGCATTAAATAAATCCTCCTGTGTTCTTACCAACATACGCACCTTTAACAAATTTATCAAGGCTGAATGATTCAACTGCCGTTCTGCTGTAAAGAGGCTGTACTGTTACTGCAAATAAACTTTGTGTCGGTGCCCAACTACTTTTTGTATCTTTAGGATTTGCATTTCCACTATGATGTCTAGCTTGTGCATTTTTTGTCATCATAGGTCCCATTATACCGCCTTCATACTCACCTATTGCAGTAGAAATATAATCAACTTCTTGTGGCATATCAATTGTAAACTGTACTATAACAACAGGAACATCATTGAATACATAATCACCATAGCCATTTAATTTAACTACTGGTGGCGGAGCACCTTGTGTTACAGAATTATCTCCACCATAAAACATTTTTGTACAGCTTCTTAAATAATGAAGTGCTGACACCCAATATTGTGCTTCAAAGCCGTTCTGTACAAAAAAGTCACCAGTAATAACTAACTGGTCCACTTGTGATGCTGTATAAATTTGGTACGGATAATTAGTATGTGTAGGAGCTAACGCATTATAACTTGCACTATGACTTACTAGCACAGCAGGAGTAAACGGAAATACTAATCCATTTGTTTCACGTAAAGGGGCTAATAACTCTGACTCATTCTTAAAAGGTTCGATATTGGGAATACTTAAACGCACTCGCCAGTCTTGTTCTTGGGCTTTAGGAAAACTTCCTACAGCCGCTGATTTAACAGGACCAAATACCCCGTCCGGTAGATTCTTCTTCCGGGTTTCCTTCATAAAGGCCTTAGAACTTGTAATATCTTCAGCCCACGTTTGGGCTTTTCGAATTCCGGGTTCTAAATTTTTTAAATTTGGTGCTACAAATTCATTTACAGCATCAAATCCACCTTGTATTTTATTAGCTACATTTTGTACAAAACCTACCATTTGGCTATACTCCTACAAGTATTTAGTTGACTTTATTAAGTGTATAGTTTATAATAAGTTATTACTATGGAGAATTTCATGAGGAAAGTAAACTATTTAAACAACAGAGATCTACTAGCAGAGATCCACAAATCAAAAAACACATTTTCTAGCTACACAGATGAGGGGTACGATCAATTTGATGTAATTTTACCGAGCATTGATAAGATTAATATACGTACAACCGCAGAAGCCAAGCGAGCTAGAGCTAAACGCATAGGTCAAAAAGACTATGAACGACGCAAAGCTGACGGTGAAAAAATAAAACAATCAGAATGTGATATAGACTATAGAAAAATAAACAAAGAAGACGTAATTTTTAGGGTAATGATGTTTGATCATATACCTGATGACAAAGGACGCAAAAAGAAACCTAAAACTATTGCTGATACTAAAGAAAAACTAAATTTCCCACCATTCCAACATTATAAGTTTAATGAAGAAGGCCAACTTCAAGTTGTTGGCAAAAGTCATTGGGTTGGAGGTATGGAAAACGGTTATTATGATAAAGGCTGTGGTCAAGCAACTAATAAACTTGCTATGATGTGGATGAAGTTATGTGAACGATACGCAACTAGAGGCAATGTTAGAGGATATACGTATAATGATGAAATGAAAGGACAAGCAATTTTACAACTTGCACAAATAGGCTTACAATTTGACGAATCTAAATCAAACAATCCATTTGCATACTATACTGCCGCAGTTACAAACTCATTTGTTAGAATTATTAACATTGAAAAACGCAATCAAAACATTAGGGACGATATTTTAGAAATGAATCATATGAACCCATCATTTACTCGACAAAACCAAGGAGCGTGGGAACGAGAAATGAAAGAACATAATAAAAATTATAAAGCACCCGAAAAAAAGGTAAAAGAAAAGTAAATGTTTAAAAAGGCCGCCGTCTTTACGGATATACACTTTGGATTAAAGTCAAACAGCAAAGTACACAATGATGATTGTGAAGAATTTATAGATTGGTATATTGACCAAGCTAAAGAACATAATTGTGAAACCGGTATCTTTATGGGTGACTGGCATCACAATAGAAATAGCTTAAACATTACTACCATGGACGCTACTATCCGAAGTTTAGAAAAACTTGGGAAAGCATTTGACAATTTTTACTTCTTTCCTGGTAATCACGACTTATACTATAAAGATAAACGTGATATTCATTCCATAGAGTTTGGTAAACACATTCCTGGCATTACTATTATTAACAAAATTACAACAAAAGGTGATACTACTTTAATACCTTGGCTTGTTGGTGACGAATGGAAACAGATTTCAAAGATTAAAAGCAAATATATATTCGGTCACTTTGAATTACCAACGTTTTATATGAACGCTATGGTGCAAATGCCTGACACTGGCGAACTCCAACCTGATCATTTTAAAAATCAAGACTATGTGTTCTCCGGACACTTCCATAAAAGACAAGTTAAAGGCTGTATCAATTATATAGGTAATGCATTACCTCACAACTATGCTGATACTTGGGACGATGAACGCGGTATGATGATATTTGAGCACGGCGGCGCTCCTGAATATCTTAACTGGTGGAATTGTCCCAAGTATCGCACGGTTAAACTATCACGCTTATTAGATGAAAAAGATACATTAATTAAACCAAAGATGTATTTGCGTGTTACATTAGACTTACCGATATCATATGAAGAAGCAAGTTTCATAAAAGAAACATTTATTAATGAATATAAGTGCAGAGAAATTACACTTATACCAAATAATAAAGATGATGAGATTAATACCGACATTGATATTACAAAATTTGAAAGTGTTGACCAAATTGTTGCTAAAGAAATCCAAGCTATTGAGTCAGACAACTACGATAAAGCAAAATTACTTAACATTTATAACAAGCTAGGGCAAGATGATTAAAATACAAGACATAACTGTTAAAAACTTTATGAGTGTAGGTAATACTACACAAGCAATTAACTTTAATATAGATCAACTAACTCTTGTTTTAGGTGAAAACTTAGATCAAGGTGGAGACGATGCTGGATCACGTAATGGTACAGGTAAAACAACAATAATCAATGCTTTAAGTTATGCATTGTTTGGTCAAGCCCTTACAAACATTAGACGTGATAATTTAGTAAACAAAACTAACAACAAAGGTATGTTAGTTACTTTAAGTTTTGAAAAAAACGGAGAAAAATACCATATTGAGCGAGGACGTAAACCTAATTTACTAAAATTCTCTATTAATAACGAAGATCAAGAAATAACTGATGAGAGTCAAGGTGATTCTCGTAAAACACAACAAGACATTAATACATTACTAGGTATGAGTCATAATATGTTTAAGCATATACTGGCATTGAACACATATACTGAACCATTCTTAGCAATGAAGAACAATGATCAACGTGCTATTATAGAACAATTATTAGGTATTACTATACTATCTGAAAAAGCAGAACTATTACGTGAGCAAATGCGTATTAATAGAGATAGAACCACTGAAGAAAATGCAAGACTAACCGCAGTTCAAGATAGTAATGAAAAAATTAAAGAAAACATTGAACGCTTACAAAGTAGACGTAAGGCTTGGATAGCACAAAACAAAGAGACTTGTGTTAAACTGCAAAAAGGAATTCGTGAATTAGAACAATTAGATATTGACAGTGAATTAGAAGACCATGAAAAGTTAGCTGAGTGGACTGACCTTAATAAACACCATAAGAATCTTACAAAAGAACTAGCAACTGTTGAACGTGCATTAGAACAAGCAGATAAAAATGTACAAAAGATAGGTAGTGATCTTGATAACCTTGAACACGCCAAGTGCTATGCTTGTGGACAAGAACTACATGACGAGAAACTTGAAGAAATGAAGAACTCAATTCAAGCAGACTATGGTGATGCACACACTTACATGATTGAAATTGCTAATAAGCAAGATAAAGTACAAAAGAAATTAGAAGACATTGGTGATCTAAGTAGAAAACCTAATCCGTTTTATGAAACAGCTAAAGAAGCCTATGAACATAGAGGTAATGTTGAAAACTTAAAGAAAGTATTAACAGAAAAAGAAGAAGAAACTGATCCTTATCAAGAACAAATAGATGATCTAAAACATACAGCATTACAAGAAGTTAACTGGGACATTCTTAATGAACTAACGTCATTAAAAGACCACCAAGACTTTTTATATAAGCTATTAACAAACAAAGATAGCTTTATAAGGAAGAAAATTATTGATCAAAATCTTGCATACTTAAATAACAGGCTTACTTACTATCTTGATAGAATAGGATTACCACATACTGTTACATTTTTAAATGACTTAAACGTAGAAATTACACAACTTGGTCAAGACTTAGACTTTGATAACTTGTCAAGAGGTGAACGTAATAGATTAATCCTTGGATTAAGTTTTGCATTTAGAGATGTTTGGGAAAGTTTGTACCAACATATTAACTTACTGTTTGTTGATGAACTAATAGATAGTGGTATGGATACAGCAGGTGTTGAATCCTCTTTAAGTATATTAAAGAAAATGGGTAGAGAACGTAATAAAAACATATACCTTATTTCACATAAAGATGAATTAATGGGTAGAGTAACTAACGTATTAAAAGTTATTAAAGAAAATGGCTTTACCTCCTATGACAATGATGTAGAGGTTATGCAATAATGGATGATACACACGACTTACTAACAAAAGCATACTTAGAATACTATAAAGCTAATGAAAACTTTGAAAAACGTAAGAGCGAAAGTACAAAACGTGATGCTAGACGATGGTTAAGCGAAATAAGACGCTTATGTTCTAAACGTAGAGTAGAAGTAATGGACGCTCACACTGAGTTTCACCAGAAACGGAAGGCTGAATTATAATACTAGTTAAGTACCATTATGGAGTGGACTTACCTAGGAAAAATCATTAAAGAACTACCGAAGGATTGTGTTGGCTTTGTATACCTTATTACAAATACAACCAACAAACGCAAATATGTCGGTAAAAAACTAGCTAGATTCAGAAAGACACGGCCACCCCTCAAAGGTAAGATAAACAAAAGAAGAAGTACAGTAGAAAGTGACTGGAGAGATTATTGGGGATCCAGTGACTGGTTGTTAGAAGATGTTAATAAGTTAGGCAAAAACAAATTCACACGAGAAATACTACATTACTGTCCAAGTAAAGGCGTAACAAGTTATCTAGAAGCGAGAGAACAGTTTGAACGCAGAGTTCTAGAGACTGACGAATACTACAACGGCATTATAAACGTACGAGTAGGCGGATCAAAGGTCCTTAGAGAAGCTCTTAAAGGCAAATAGTCAAATATAGCAACATTGTTTGGTCGGGATAGCTCGACTCACCTTGAAGGTGTACGTTATGACACTTAGACTCTGGTGCGTTGCAAGGAATAGACTAACTTTAGGTCTAAAAGATGCTGGCTCTGAGTAAAAAGCAACCAGCACGGTAGAAAATTCCGCTTAATAGGAATTCATACCGTCCGTAACTATTACGAAGGCTGAAGTAGGAGGTTGTCGGGTTACCGCCTCCGTGCATTATGCAATCTTCTTTATTAAGATGGTACGCTCATCTCACATGATGGCTATTAAATGCTTCGTCCGAGTACGGGCGAAGTATGGCTCAACTATCTACATGATGCAAAAGTGCTACGCACTTAATTAAACAGTTGAGAGAATAATGTGTTAGAGCGATAGCGAGAACACAGATCAACGTAGTTGATCTTAATGCAGTTCCGGATCTCTTCCGTAACGAAATGCTTCTTTATCGTATACTACGACTTCTTCTATAGTATATTGTGACTCAGGATTAGCTTCAACCAATTGTCCCATTACTTCAAACGCTTCAGATTCTGAAGAACAATCCATTAACTCTTGTTTCTGAGTAACCTTCTCTATAACCCTATATACAGTTCGAGGCATAAGAGTATTTAATGACCAATGTCTGCGAATTATAGCTAAATATAATTGAACAGGGAGTATATTATGAAAGTACATCAGATTATCGGCGAAAAACAGCTAGATGAAGTACCTGGTGCCAATCCATTAACACGAATGGTTAAAAAAGCTGGGGCAAAAATTGCTGGTGCTGTTGGAGCCAAAGGTATTCAAGGGCAAGTACAAGGCGGTTTAGATGCTGACGCAAGAGGAAAAGAACTATATACAGCTTGGAAAACCTATGCTGGTCAAACTGGCACTGATGCTAAAGTACCTACAAAGGATCAAGTAGCAGATTTTATGGCTACACAAAAAATGCCAACAGGTAGATTAAATGCTATTCCTGATGGTAGCACTTTAGGAAAAGGTGAGATTGACAAAGTATTACAAGGTGCGGCACAAGATTCTTTTAAAGGAAAAGCCGGACAAGCGGCAGTAGGTAAAGCACCTGCGGCGAAGAAACCACCCGGAGAAGAATGGGGTACAAGTCCTGGAGCAGAACAAGAACCACAACCAGCAGGCGCAGGCGGTGGAACAATTCCAAAAAATTTAAAACAAAAGATTGATGCTTTAAAGCCGGCACAAAAACAAGAACTAATTAAGTTGCTATAGGATAAGCAAATGAAACTGCAAGAAGTTGTTGCTTACAATCTAAAAACCCAACACATATTAACTGAAGGATGGGATACACTTTCAGAAAGCCAACGTATCTTTATGGGCAAGGCTGAACGTGAGCTATGGCCATTAATGGAACAGCTTACAAAAGTGTTTGAAGCAGAACTTACTAGCGATCAAATCCAATCAATATTTAAAGGCGCTGAAACTCATGCAATGGATTCAGGTCAAAATAAAACTGCTATGGGAAAAGCAGGTGATGCCTTAAAAGTTCCTGGTAAAGTTATGAAAGCCGTTAACGATAAAATTAACGAGCTTGGTAAGATGGCACAAAAGACTGGTCCTGTTCAAAATTTAGATAAAAAGTTTGAAGAATTAAAAAAGAAAATTGGATCTAGCGATGGAAAAATTGTTCAAGGTGTTAAAGCAGTTAGTGACTGGGCAAAAGAAAATCCCGGCAAGGCAAGTTTAGCAGTAGCTATATTAACAGCCGCGGCGGCATTTGCTAGTGGTCCAGGCGGTGGTGCGGCAGTAGGTTTCTTATTACGTTCAAGTAAAGATTTATTACAAGGTGAAAAACTTTCAACAGCGGCAGGTAAAGCAGTTAAAACAGCGGCAATTGGTGCTCTTGCAGGTATGGCGTTTGATGCAATCGGCGATGCGGTTGTTGATAATATTGAAGCAGATGGTTATGATGCAATTAATTCAACAGCTGAGTCTTTAAAAAATGCGGCTGTAACTGATGCTGTAGCAGATGTATCAGCTGAATATAGTGATGTACTACCTCAACTATCAGACGGTTATAATCAACTGAATATATCAGGAAATATTAATGCTTACAATTACAATTTTAATGTTATACTCACTGGTGATCAACAAGGAAATTATGAAGCATTATCAAATGCAGTTCATCAAGCGGCAAATCAAAGTGGTTCATTTTCACCTGAAGCACTTAAATCAACTGCCGAATTACATGACTTCTTAGCATCTGTTCAAGCAAGTCCAGATCAAAGTACAATGAGAGAGGCAATAGCCGCATTAGAACACGCAAAAGCAACTGACATAACTCATGAACAATTAGTAGAACTAGGTTTAGAAACAGATAATTTAGAAGCATTCGTTGATAGTGCCACAGAAAAGATACCAGGGGCGGCCGCAGTAATTCAAGGTGCAACACAACAAGCAAACGATTTTAATAAAGAAGCAGTTAAGGCTGGACAACCTAAGAAAGGTGAGAACTATGAACTTCCTTTGGAAGACCAAGCAGAAGCATATAAACGAGACCTACACAATAGATTAGCAGAAGTTGGTCCTGATAACGCATGGATGGACGATCCTAAGTATGCAGATCCTAGCCAACAAAAAGGCGCACAGATGGATTTAGGATTAGACGATCCTAATACACTTGGTGCAAAAGCAAAAAGAGGATTAGGTGCGGCAGGTAAATGGGCTAAAGGTGTAGCAGGTAAGGCAGTAGCAGGTGCTAAACAAGGCATGAAAGATGTAGGAAATAAAGTTACTGCTAACAAACTTAACAAGGATTGGCAAAAAGCTGGAGAACCGACAGACGCAGGATCTATTGTTAATATATTATCTAGTGCAGGATTAAGCAACGATGATATAACAGCAATTAGTACTGGTGCTAGTGTTGAATTACCAGTTAGTGCAGAACCAGAACCAGAAGCAGATGCTGGTGCTGAAACAGGAACTGAAAAAGATCCAGAAGGTGTCAAACCTAATCAAGGAACAGATAATAAAATTGAAAATGGAACTACAGCAGATGGGTCTGATGGTAAAGAATATACTCAGTCAGGTGGAGAATGGGTTAGCGGCGGAAAAAAAGCAACACCTGAAATAGAAAAAGAATTAGATGCACAAGTGGCAATACCTACTGATGACGAAACAGTTCCATCAGATGGTGGCGGAGATGCTACTGATCAAGAACCAGCAGATGATACAAATGTTCCAGGACGTGAATATGATGCTGATGATGAAGCAGAAGCAGAACAAGGTACTGATGCAGAACTAGGACCAGAAGCTGAACCAGAAGCTGAACCAGAAGCAGGTACAGAACCAGAAGCAGGTGCAGAACCAGAAGCAGGTGCAGAACCAGAAGCAGGTGCAGACACTACAGGTGCAGAACCAGAAGCACCAACAGATGCACCAGCAGATACTACAACAGATGCACCAGCAGATACTACAACAGATGCACCAGCAGATACTACAGCTAGTGCTGATCCAGAAAAAGGATCAAGAACCTTTTCCACTTTGGATAAGGACTCTACAGATACTACAGCTGGTACTGGTGCTGAAACACCTACAGATACAACTGTAAGTGATTTAGCAAACGCAATTACTACAGCAGGTGTTGGTGATGTTGTTAAAGCAGAACTAGAAACAGGTGTTAGTGGCGGTGGCGGAACAGAACCTACATTAGCTCAGATCAGAGCCGGAACGCTTGATGCAGAATTTATACCAAACTTGGCAAAGGAAATTAAAAAGGCAGGTGTTGGTGAAGTAGTTAAACAAGAATTAACATCTGAACAAACAGCAGACATGATGACTTAAAAGAACGGATGACCCGTCTTTTTAGTAGTTTCCATATTACTTTTAACTACTTTTTGAAACCCTTCTCTATCTTCGTAAGATGTACAATACATTTCATCAAGAGTTACCCCTCCACGCATATACCAACAAAGTTGGGCAAGGTCATATTTAAAGTTTTTAACCTCGTTATCTAAGTCTTCAACTTCTTTTAGGATTTCACCAAGAGGTAGTGTTGAAATCCTTATGCGAAAAAATTTGAATGATCAAACGATACAGGAATTTCATAATTTGCTGGAGCACCTGCTTTTAATTCTTCGTCAGTTGCTTGTACCTTAACAGGTTCCATATTAAACTGCTCTCTTTGTTTTTCAACATGGTCTACAATTGCTTTATAAAACTGTTTATCAGCTTTTGCAATAAATTCAGCAATATGGTTAGGGTCTACAACAATTTGATCATCAACTTGAATTTGCATAATTGAGTGTGTTACAACATCAATAGTGATACCAGTTAATTTTACAAAAGACTCATTAAACTTTACAAGTTTTGTTTCGTCATCCATTCCTGCATCATTAACTGTTTGAAATAGTCTTTGCTCTTCAAATGTTTTAATTGCAGTTCTTGTAAACTCTCTATACGTTTGTGGACGTATAGTAATTTTCATTCCTTCATTATTAATTACATTATGAAAGTTAGCAGATCCAAACTTATCAAGTACCATTCTTAAATCTAATTCAAAGTCTTTTTCTATTGGTGGTTTAGTATTAGGTACTTTCGTATTTAATGTTAACTTTTCACCGTAAGTTGCTATTCTAATACCAACTAAAACTGTATCTAAATCAATAGTTGGCATTCCCCAAGCATCTTTAATAGCTGGTACACAACTTTGAATAACATCTACAGTTGCCTGACCATTTAATAATGCATCAGGTGTTTTAAATACAAGTTCATCTCTCGCCGTCATAGCAAAGACTGGTAATTCATCATTCTCGGACATATCTATTGCCCCATCAGGATACCAGTTACCTTTACTAGGTAATTTTATATAAACCTTAGGTTGCCTAAAGTATTTTTCCAATGGATTAGGCGTACCCATTGTAGGTTGTTTTCCATCAGGAGAAGGCGGTTTTATCGTCTGCGGTCCTAAAGGAATGCTTCCCGGCATTGTTAATTGTTCAGCCATGTTTTTCTCCGGATAAATATATTATAGTTCATGTAAATATTTATGATGAACAATTAAAGTGGGTTTTAATTATGGTAGCTAAACACAGGAACATTAAACAATGCCTCAAGTAACAATACGTCACGAAGGCGATGTCTCCTATAGTGATGCGGCCTCAGAAGCTACTCTTGAGAAGCTATTAGCTAAAATGGGTGGTAAGGGCGGTGGCGGAGCCCAATCATTATACAATGACGCCCAAAAGAAGGGTGCGGCCGAGCTCAAAAAGCTATCTAAAAAGCAAAAAGAACACTCAGAACAAGTAGGCGCAGACACCGATGCAACAAAAGACCATACAAAAGTTACAGAAAAAAGTACCGGCGCTTTAAAAAAATTCTGGAATGCCGCTAAAGGAGGGTTCGGTGGTGTTACTAGTGCGATTGGTGGTACAATTGGAGGTTTATTAGAAGGCCAAACTAACCTAGCTAATTATTCATCAAGAATTACAGGATTAATAGGAGAAATTCCTGTTGTTGGAATGCTTGGTCCTCCTATACAAGCACTTATAAGCACTATTGACAAAAACATTGATTCTACTAGACAACTAAACCAAGTTGGTGGTGACTTAGGTGAAGGTTTATTTGGTGCACAATTGGCCGCGGCAGAGGCAAGAATGAGTTTAGAGTCATTCACTGCTTTAATGGGCGACCAATCACAAAACCTTTCAGCATCATTTGGTGGTGCAACTACAGGTATGTTACAATTTAGTTCTTTAATGAAAGGTGTAAAAACTATGGACAAACAGTTTGCCGCTTTAGGTTATACTGTTGATGAACAAGCAGAATTTACTGCTGAATATATTGAATTACAAAGATCACAAGGTTTATTTTCTGCACGACAAGAAAGAAAAAATATTAAAGGTGCTCAAGATTACCTATTACAATTAGACCAGTTAACAAAAATTACTGGTCTGTCAAGAAAAGAAGCGGCGGCGGCTTTAAAAAAACAAGCTGATGATAAACGTTTAACAGCAATTTTACATAACATGGATGAAGGTACTAAAGCACAACTTCAAGCCGCACTAGCTCAAGTCGAAGGTTTAAGTCCTGAGATGGGCGATGCTATGAAAGAAATGGTTGCTACAGGTGGTGTACCGATTAGTGATATGGGTAAATCAATGATGCTATTGAATCCTAAATTAGGTGAAATGGCTAAAGGATTAAAAGATGGAACTGTAGACCAGGCGGACTTTGCAGACGAAATTAAACGTACTAAAGCAATGGCCATTGAAAGAATGAAAACTGAAGGCGATATGATGAGTGCCGCGGCGGCTTTAGGGAATCCTATTTATGATGCTATTTTTGCCTTTGCAAAGGTTGGAGAGGTTGGTGGTAAATTAACTGAAGCTCAAAAGGCACAAGCGGAAGCAATGAAAGACCCAGCAAAACAAGTAATGAACTTCCAACAAGTTATTGTTGATTTACGTAACACTATTATGAAACAATTAATTGAATCAAAGGTTTTTGATAAAGTTGTAGCGGCGATTGGTACAGTAGTTGATTGGTTTGGCAGTGACGCAGGCATGAAGAAAATTGAAGAAATTGTTAAATCAGTTACCGATGGTATATCTGGCTTCTTGGAAACAATGTCAAATTTAGACTATGCCGCACTATGGGAAACCTACGTTAAAGTACCTCTTGAAAATCTAAAAGGATTAGTGCCTGATTGGATTAAAAATATGATCTTTGGTAAAGAAGAAAATGCAGAAGTAGAAGAATCAAAAGCCAAAGTTAAAGAACTTCAAACATTAGTAGCCGAAGCTAAAGCGGCAGGTAATAATTTTGTAACATACGCAGATGGAACAAAAGTAGCACTAGCAGATGTTGAAAAAGAAATTGCGGCAACAAAGAAAAAAATTGAAAAAGATGAAGCTGGTGGCGGAGGTTGGTTTGCAACATTAATTGATAACATTGGTCTTTTAGGAGCTATAGCAGGAACAACTTTAGCTGTAGGTGGCCTAGCTTACGCGGCAGTTCTTGCATTTTCATTGTTATTAAAACTGTTCGGAACAGGTCCAACGGCGCTTGGAGCGGCGGTTCTTGTAGGAATATTTGTTGGTACTGGCGCGGCAATTGCCTTGGCAGGTAAAGGAATTGATCTCGCAGGTGAAGGCGTCCAAAAAGTTGCTGATGCATTAAAAAACATGAGCGAAATTAAAGATGTTGCTAACTTAAAAGAAATTTCTGGAATAATGGGATCTATGGCAGGCGCATTGGCGAAATTTGCTGTAGGTGGTGTTATTGCTAAATTAATGGGCGAAGGCACATTAGAAAAATTAGCAGGTTCCCTTAAAGCCTTTGAAGATGTTAATGCTAGTAAACTTGCTCAAGTTGGTCCAGGAATTGCGGCACTATATGAAGGTACAAGTAAATTTACTGGTGAAGGTGCTTGGCAAGGATTTAGTAAATGGGTTGGTAGTTTATTTGGCGGCAGTTCAAATGACTTTGAAAAAATGGCCCAAGGTATTAAGCATTTCGAAGGCATTGACGGAACCAAATTAGCTAGTTTGGGTTCAGGGTTAAGTGGAATAGCAGAATTCATTGCGGCAATAAGCGCCGAAACCGACCTTAAAAAACAAGTAAAGGCTATCGAAGACCTAGTTGATGTAATGAAGGATTATCGAAAACAATATGATAAAATGAGCGGCGATATGCAATCCAGTTTTAATATGGCTGTAAGTAACTCCGGAAAAGGCACTATAGAAGCCCTTAATGAGTTAAATACTGTAATAAAACAATTAGTTGATGAACAACGAACTAGTAATGAGATAGGTAAAAAGATTGTAGCATCAGTTAATGATGCAGGAACAATAGGATAAACAATGAGCTGGAAACGTTATTTTACACCAGTAGCAACTAAACAAACAGGTGAAGGAAATTATAGTCCTTTAGGCGGAGCCGCAAATCAAGGCTTGGGACCTGCACAAGCAAATTATAGTTCTTACTTACCAGATGTATATGTTGGTTCTCCAAATCGTGTTGAACGATATGGACAATATAATACTATGGATATGGACTCAGAAGTAAATGCCGCATTAGATATCCTAGCAGAATTTTGCACACAAAAAAATAAACAAAATCAAACTCCATTTATAATGGACTTTAAACAAAAAGCAACCAATTCAGAAATTACAGTACTCCAACAATACTTACTACAATGGAGTAAACTAGAAAAATTTGATACACGTATGTTTAGAATTGTACGTAATATTTTCAAATACGGTGATGCATTTTTTATTAGAGACCCTGAAACTAAAAAATGGTTTTGGGTTGACCCAGCAAAAGTATCACGCATAATTGTAAACGAATCAGAAGGTAAAAAACCTGAACAATATATTATTAGAGATGTAAACTTAAACTTTAGAGACATGGTAGCTACAACTCCACACCAAACAACAGGTAATGTTACTGGAGGTGGCGGTGGTTACTTACAAGGCGGAGTGCGAGGATACGTTGGAGCATCTAATGCCACAGCAATGAGTGGCGGCAGATTTATGAAAGAACATAAAGAAACTGCCATTGATGCCGAAAACGTTGTACACCTTAGTTTATCAGAAGGACTAGACCTAAATTATCCTTTTGGTAATTCATTACTAGAAAGTATTTTTAAAGTTTACAAACAAAAAGAATTACTAGAAGACGCAATTATAATTTATAGAGTACAAAGAGCTCCGGAACGTAGAGTATTCTACGTTGACGTGGGCAATATGCCGAGCCACTTGGCTATGCAATTTGTTGAACGTG